CCCAGTTTAAGAACAAATATAGATTATGTATTTATCTTAAGAGAAAATTATGTATCAAATAGAAAAAGATTATATGAACATTATGCTGGTATGTTTCCCTCTTTCGAAATATTTTGTCAAGTTATGGACCAATGTACAGAAAATTATGAATGTTTGGTTGTTCATAATAATGCAAAAAGTAATAAATTAGAAGACCAAGTATTTTGGTATAAAGCATCACCACATGATGATTTTCAAATAGGTGCTGCCGAATTTTGGCAACATCATAATAATAATTTTAATGATGGATATGATTCAAATGGTGAAGAAGATGGTGATTTTATTTATTCAAAAAAACGCGGACCAGTTGTAAATGTTAAGAAAAGCACTTTTTAATTATTTTCTAACACAATTATAATTTTTAATAAACCAACTTATTGTATCTTTCAATCCATCATTTATACTGGTAAATTTTGTATTTGGATATAATTTTAATAATAATTTATTATCAACCGTTTTTTTATACTGTCCATCTAAATAATTTTTATCATATTCTATAACATTATAGTTAAATATTTTCGAAATAATACTACCTAATTCATTAATGCTAATTTCTTTAGATGGTGCCACTATTATGTTTGACTCTAGTATAGAGTCAAAGGTTATATTAATAATGATTTGTGCTAAATCTTCAGAATATAAAAATTGTCTAAGTGGTTTACCACTACCTTTTATTATAAATGGTCTATTATTTTTTTGTGCTAAATAACATTGATGAATTAATCCAGGTACTACATGCGAATCTTGTAATGAAAAATTATCATATTTTCCATAAATATTTGTTGGTGAAATACATATATATTGTCTATTATACTTTTGATTGTATAACCGACAATGTACTTCTAACATACGTTTACTGTAAGAATATCCATAATTAGATTCATGTGGCACACCATTATGTAGTTGTTCTTCATTAATAGGATAAGTTACTAAATTTGGGAATATACAAGTAGATAAACAAAATATAGCTTTATTCACATTATATAAATGACAACATCTAATAACATTTAAGTTTATTAATATGTTTTTCTCAAACATTTCTAAGTTATTATTTAAATTTTTAAATAATCCACCTACATAAGCAGCTAAATGAATCACTATATTAGGATTATGTAAGTTAAATAAAGTTTTTGTTTCGTTAAAATCTAATAAATCCGCATCTTTAGAAGATACAAATATCCAATTACTATTTTCATATCCATGACTTAGTTTTTGAATCGCTTGTCCAACTAATCCACTACTACCTGTGACTAAAATTTTCATTAGTATTTAATAATTATTTATATTTAAATATTTTAGTAAATATGATTTAAAATTAGATATTATACGTACGTAAAAAATTGATTTAAAATTAATATTTTATATATTAATAATGAATATGCGTATTTTAAAAAGATTTTATTCCACACCTATAGGAAATTATCATATATTTAACGTAAGTCCATTAATTAATATAAAAACTAAAGAGATATTACCAGAAACTAAAGAATCTAATATTATATCAAAAAATTATAACTCTTATAGATATATGTATCATGCTTTAAAAGCAAAAAATAAATTACTAAAAAACTAAATTAAACCATGTTAATTGATAACATGCTATATGTATACCACCATATGGTATCTCAAAAATAATATCAAATTCGTCTACTTGTTTATAAATTTTATCTCATATATAAGAAAGTAATATTGGGTAAGATATTAAATTTTCATATCAAATAAAAGTCTGACATTTCACCATTTTTAATTTAAACTTACCACGTTTAACACATTTTTTCTAATAAAGGTAGCAAATCTATAATTATTGGTTGGATAGTGATTCCATAATCTAAAATTCGATTCCATAACTTATTAAAGAAAGTTTTAGATAGATTTTTGTAATTATGAATAATACCAAATTCTGATTCTCTTATAGTATTATCATATTCTATATCATTAATAATTAAAGATGTTATATAATTTGTTTCAAATACAGATACCTGGTCAAGTAATAATGAGAAATAATACAATACTTTATTTTGAACTATTTTTTACTACTTTAATCATAATGAACTATAAACTTCATCTATATCTAGATGGTATGATATATCATAAATATATGTATTTCTATCTTTGATTAAATGTCTCATAAATAATCCTTTATTTAAATAATTTTTTTTCTCGGAATACAAAAATGTGTTTATTTTTTTATATTTTTCCAATATTTGATATACTGCGCCGTATGTGCTATGGTTATCAATAATATATAGATTATTAAACCTAGATAAAGAACCATGATACAAAATTCAATCTTCTACAATGTCTACTTCATCTTTTACCATTGTGAATTATTTTACTTTCATTAATATAATATTAAATATTATTTAATATTTTACAAATTATTATATATTTAAATAGTATAAAAATGGTTAATAGAATGTCTAAAAGAAGAATGTCTAAAAGAAGAAATTCGCAAAGGAAAAAATTATCTAGAAAACAATTGGGTGGCATCGGGATAAAAACAGGTGAATGTGGCTGGGAAAAGCACATCTTCGACCCACATAAATACACTTGGCACCCGTGTGACAAGCCCAAAAAGTGTATGTTTAGAGATAAACATAAAAATTACTGGGGGGATACAATATTTGGACCCGACGAGGACCCATCGACGGCGGTTGTGAACAATAAGGGGATAAGACCTAAAACCAATCAGCAAGCACAATATCGTGTACTTTATAAAAACCAAAGGAACAATTTAGGAAAATGTTTTTTTCCCTAAAAAAAAAAGTTCAGAATTGTCTAATTTTTAAAAAAATGAATTATAATAAAAAATATGTTTTTAAATATAGTATTTAAATACTATATTTAAATATTACAATATAATATAATGGATAATTTAAAAACTGGCGATTTAATATTATTTTGTGGACATGATACTGGAATATTTTCATTGCTTTCAGGATTAATAAAGTATGGAACTCATAGTAATTTTACACATGTAGGTATGGTTCTTGTAGATCCAACATTTATTCACCCAGCTTTAAAAGGAACCTATGTTTGGGAGTCTAGTTGGGAGGGTACACCTGACCCACAAGACAATAAGACAAAATTAGGGGTACAGATAACCCCTATTGAACAAATATTAAAATGTTTCAAAGGTTCTATTGCAATTACTAGAAAATTAAATTGTGATCCTAAGCATTTTTCAAATGAAAATTTAAAAAAAGTACACGACGTGGTTTACGGAAAACCGTATGATATTCACCCTTCGGATTGGATAGAAGCATTATTTAAAACAGATATCCATCCTCAAAAAACTGACCGATTTTGGTGTAGTGCATTAGTTGGATATATTTATACTAAATGTGGTATATTGCAACCTGATACAGATTGGTCTATTATGAGGCCTTCAGATTTTTCATTAGATGGCGAAAATTTAAAACTATGTGATAACTCTTCTCTTGAAAATATTGAAACTAGAATAATGTAAATTTAGTAAAATATGATTAAAAAAAAAATATGATTTATATCATATTTTTTACACCTTTGAACATTTAAAACGCAGAATATTTATAAAAATTGATATTACTTAATTAGATAACATAAGTAATATAAATGGATGATTTAAACAATTCAGAAAGTGAAATCTATAAAAAAACATTAGAAAAACAAAAATTATATATTTCAACAAGACTGAATACAATTAAAAATAGAATCATTGGAGATACAATGGGTTGTTGTGGTGAAAAAGAAAAAATAGCTAAACATTTAAATATGGGTCTTGCGCAAAATCTTGTTCAAACATTCTTTAAAACGGCCGATGAATGTCTTATTTGTAATGGTAAAAAAGGAAATAATGGGATTAGACAAATTGAAAGAGCACACTGCAATATTTTATCTAACCCACGTTATGATTTACTTATCATGGCAATAAATGATTTATGGGTTGATGCTACTACACCTATAAAATCTGGAGATATTCTAAAATTATTTATACAAAAGCACGAAATATGCCCAATTTACATGTTATGTAATCTTTGTCATAATAAATATGATAATTAAAATAAAAATATGATTTAAATCATAATTTTTAATACAATCGAAATCTAAAATTAATTAATAAAAGTTACTTATAATAATAAGGAAAATATTAAAATAATATAATTATAATAAATTATCACATAATTTCTTCTATATTAACACCATCTAAATCAATTTCTCTATGTCTATTATATATAATAGGTGACATTGCTAGAATAAAATTTCCACTAAATATTGTGATTAAAACCTTGTTTATTTTCATATTCATTTAAGTATTAAATATTAATATATAATATGAATAATCAAATTTTATCTGATGCATATTCAAAGGCTATAAGCGGTGGGTTAGCAGGTTCTAGCGCCATGGTAGTTCAAGTTACAAGTCTAATGTGGTTGAGAACAACTATGAATTATCAATATCGTAATGGTGGTACAACAAAAAACACGTTAAAATTATTATATAAAGATGGTGGTATAAGACGTTTTTATAGAGGATATGGTCCAGCTTTAATAATGGGACCATTATCTAGATTTTTTGATACAGCATCTAATACATATGTTATGAATTCTCTCCCAGATAATATTCCAACTACTGCTAAAACTTTAATTGGTTCTGGTATAGCAGCTACAACGAGATCAGTATTAATGCCTATAGATACCTTAAAAACTACATTACAAGTAGAAGGAAAAAATGGGATAAATTTATTAAAAAATAAAATAAGTAATAATGGTGTAAGAGTGTTATACAATGGTACATTAGCTTCTATGTCGGCAACCCTAGTTGGACATTATCCATGGTTTCTAACTTATAATATATTAAACCAAAAAATACCTAAATATGATAATAAATTTCAAAATTATGCACGTAATGGTTTTATTGGATTTAATGCCGCTGTTATATCAGATTGTTGTTCTAATTCATTACGTGTAATTAAAACTACTAAACAAACTAGTCTACAAAATATTGGTTATTTAGATATATCAAAACAAATTATTAAAAATGATGGAATAACTGGATTATTAGGTAGAGGACTAAAAACCAGAATTTTAACTAACGGACTACAAGGTTGTATTTTTACAATCTGTTGGAAATATTTTGAAGAAATTTATTTTGATAAATAATTAGTATCAAAACTATTAGTAATATTATAGTAGAAATCTTATCATTATACCGATTTGCATATATTATAATTATAGTTAATAGGCATATTTTTAATATGTAATTATTTTTTGAAATGTTCATTTTTTTATTGGTAAACCCTTCAATTACATTATCTATATTTTTATTTAGAACTAATTTAAAATTTTTAGTATTATTCTTTAGCGCAAGTGATAATATACTATAATAAAATTCTTTTTTAAAATATGGTGGTGGATATTTTAGTGATATTAATCTAGTATTAATTTCTGCTAAATATAAATTATAATTTTTATCAACTAAAATATCATATCCTATCATTTTATAACATTTATAGTCTTCAACTATATTTGGACACATAATTTTATCACTAACAACATCAACGGTTTCTTTAACTATTTGCTCTATTTTGGGTAATATTTTGGTTTTAAAAATTCTATTACCGAAATATTGATTAAACATTTCTGGATAAACACCTACTTGTTCCTGTGAACTTTCACCTGATAAATGTGATTCTTGGTCTATTATATTTTTATTATAAATATTTTTAGCAAAATACATAAACCCTTTGTTATAAATATAAGTTTTTAAGTTTTTATTTGTTTTAACAATAATACCATATACTCTAAAATGAAATTTTTTACCATTAATTAATAATGGGTCATCAATATATTCTTGTAATATCCATTCGTTGTATTTAAAATTATTTATCCATGATAATAAATTGGGATAAGATGATATAACTTTAACACCTTTTCTAGCTAGTGAATTTTCAGGTTTAACAATCCATTTAGTTTTATTATTAAAATATGATGATATATTTTGACAATTATTTTTTTTAAAAATAAAAGTTTTAGGAATAAAAATAGGCATTTTACCATTTTTTTTTTTATAGAAATTTTGATATTGCATTTTTTTATTACCCAAATAAGATGTATCTGTTATTTGATTAGTAATTTTGCAACTGTTTAATTTATAGTTTACAAAATCAGAATCACAATATTTTATCCCAGATATTTCTTCACCATTCATATTCATCCATCCTTTTGCATCTTCATTAAAATATTCATTTATTATAGAATTAAAATATACATTATTTGTAGTATAATTCATTAATATATAACAATATTTTTTGTAAAATGTCTATTTAATACTATTAATCATATTATTTTATTATATTATAGTAATGAATAATTTAGCTTTTTTTCTATTTATTATAGGTTCTGTATTAATTACTATTGGAATTATGGAAAATAGATATAAAAATAAACCTAAAACAACAATAGAATATAGATTTATACCAAGAAATTTATATGAAGAACAAATGACTCCTATAGATATTAAAAATACATTTAAAAGTATGTTTTCTGATAATATCGAGACATCTAATACTTATAATTTAATTTAAATATACAAAAGGATTTATTGATACTGTAATTTTATTCTTTAACTGACTTACTTGCCGAACCAGTACATTTAATAACATATGCTTTAGATATACCAATTGTTATAAAATATTATAATTTTTTATAGATACATCAGCCAAGTATACAATTCCAAATACTTAAATAGGATTATAAATAATTTAAATCAGCAATAATTTATTATTAATTTAAATTAAAAAAATATTCAGTTGTGTTTTATACCTACAACCAACTTTTTATTCCAGTTCTGTTCTAATAAAAAAACTCTGTCATTTTTACTTACTAATTATACATCTTCATACCAATATAAAAATTATATTTCTTTTATTTTCTCAGTTGATTCTACATTATCTGTCGATTCTACATTATCTGTCGATTCTACATTATCTGTCGATTCTACATTATCTGTCGATTCTACATTATCTGTCGATTCTACATTATCTGTCGATATATTGTTCTCTGCGTGTTTTCGTTGTAACCATGGGTCTTCTTTTTCCAATGACTCTTTAGTCTCTTCTATAGTGATCTGCTTTTGTTCATTTAAAATTTCATCTTTTAATTTAGAAGCAGTTGTCTTTTTTTCCCGTTTTTGGTCTTCATAGAACATATCACGTTTGACCTCATTCTTTTTATATTCTTTCATTAATTTGTTAAGTTCGTCTTCTAAATATTCTTGATTTTCTACCTTATCTGGTTCTGGGTCCCAAGGTAGCCAATATCCCACTTGTCCTATAAATACGTTAAATGATTGGTCCATACGTTGTAAAACTTTTGCTCTGATCTGGGCTTCTTTATAAGTGTCGTAAACTCCTCGAATTTTAACACCCCTCGTACTTGTTTGAAAATCATTTTTTTCATCAAATTGACTTTCAATTTCCTTACCTTTAGTGTATTTATAATTATCAAAAATTTCTTTAAATTGTGTAAAATCAAAATTCAATGCCAAACGAATTTCTTCTTTAACATTTTTATCTATTTTATTTTTAAGTTCATCTGATGCATTTTTTATAGCTTTATCTAAATGAGTCAATAATTTTTGTTCTCTACCTAACATAAATTTATGAAACAAATATAGTTCTTTTTCTTTTAATACATTTTCAGGCGATATAAACGATAAACATGCATAATTTTGTCCAGGTACAGGTCTGTCAACTTCTAAAAAATCTTCTTTATCTGTCATAATATACTTTAATTATTATATAATTTTTAAGTATTTTTAACGCCAAATAAAAATGTTTTTATATAATATAAAATGAATAATAATATTAAAATAGAAGAAGTCTTAAAGAGATTAGTTAAATATTTAATTGAAGGTTTTGTAGTAGGTTTTGCTGTTTTTATGATACCTAAAAAGAAAGTATCTATAGAAGATTGTTTATGGATCGGCTTTATTGCAGCAATGACATTTAGTATATTAGATATGTTCGCGCCATCCATATCAGTCAGCATGCGTCAAGGTGCAGGATTAGGCTTGGGAGCTGGTTTAGTTGGATTTCCCTAATCATCGTAAATGAAATCCGTAAAAATAACCAAATAATTCTTTACTTTTCTGGGACATTAACTTATCCAAATTTTCACAAGGTCCAGTAAAAGAATCATCCAATATATAGTATCCAGACCAAGAAGGATAATTTAGTTTTATATTAAAGCCATCGATGTCTCCATTTTTTAAAGGTTCTAAATCTTGGTGATATTCTGTTTGCCATGTATCTTCTAAATAATTATATAGTTCTTCTAAAAATATAGGATAATCCTCTTTAAAGTTTATCCCATGTTTTTCTAATTCTTGAATATCCTTGGTTTCTACAAAAGGCATTTTTATTTTATTAAAATTAATTTTAAATTCAAATTTAAATCTAAATCTAAATATATTATAAATGTCAAGAAAAAGTTACAAAACTAAAAAAAAGTTAATAAGAAAATCTAAAAGAAGACTTGTTAAAACTGGTGGATCACGCCCCTCACCGATGATGTAACAAACATTATTGACAGATATAAAGCCAAAGGTTTCCATTGTAATCCAACATGCACGAATGTGGGCGAGGAATGTTTGAATTCTTATGCAGATATATCATTCGGCCCGAATAACTCACTTATGTCTTGGGGAAAATGTGGCGCAAATCCAAATCCAGAAACAGTACCATTCCAAGGTTCATATATTATTGGTCAATCTATTTTAACATTAGTTGGACCTTCAGTTGATAGTATAAAAACAATAAATATTAATAATAAAACTTTTACAGAACTGGGTTAGCCACGCAATACTATGTTCCTTTTATAGTGATTGTTATTTAAATAAATATTTATCTTTAACAAATTTAGCCATTTTTCTAATAATGCTAAAGATTTAGATAAATATTTTTTATAGTCATTAAATCTGTTTATTAAATTTATGCGACAAGACACATAAAGTATAATCTTTTATTACTTTGTACTTCATAATTCATT